AAGTTTTGTAAGATAGGTTTCCGCCTGATCCTCCGTAAAGCGTGCTTTTTCCGTTTCGGATTCTTCCAAAATTGCGCCCAGATCGTCAACAGCCTCGCGATTATACCAAAAACAGAACAAACCATTACACGGAAGCCCGGCAGCCCATTCCACAAACAAGTCTTGCCTATTTATCCGCCGCCGATTCCCGCGCGCGTATTCATTCATAAACTTATCAAAAATCACGCTTGCGACCTCCGAAAAATCCCCGGTTTCGTTTGGATCGTACCACGAAACAACGTATTTTTTGATGTTTTCAATTGCTTTTTTACTGTTTGACTTAATCATAATAGCCTCCATTCTGACGCGATCCGCGCGCCCGGTTTAGTTGTTTTTTGTTTCAGTAAATTCTTTGATTAGTTCCGGCAACAAGTCCGGGTTTTCGGTTGTTAGTTCCTTGATAATTTCAATATTATCCATTTTTCACGCCTCCTTTTATTTGCTATTTTTCGGAATGGGCACGCCGAGTAACGATCCCGGAGAACCTCCGCCGCTTATAATCAATGTTATAAGGTGCGCCGTTGCGCTGGTTTGGTTCGCGCCCTGTATGCTATCGGTTGCAATCCCCGGAAGTTTTCAGCCGCCTCCGGTCGCTGCCGGGGGACTCTACGCGCCTCCGGCTGCGCGGGGGTTATTCCTAACCCTTGACTATACTATATCACATTCGATATGATAAATCAATAGTATTCTATATAGAATTATATACAAAATATAAGGGCTGTTTTTGTACATATTGTATAGCATTCTATATAGTGCGGTTATATGATAGAATGTGATGCAATATGATGTATAGAATTATATAGCCTATCAAGGCGGGATTTTGTCTATAATTTTATAGATAGAATTATATATGTTTTTCGTGTATTCCGGGCGGGCGGATTTTTTCGCTGCCGATCATACACGCCGGATTTTTCCGTGCGCTGCCGATCCGTTAGAAACCTCGGAAGTGTAGAAAAATCGTATAGTTTCGTTTTATTTCGTTGTGGTATATTGACAATATATATATAACGGGGGTATAATCTCAAAAACATAAATAAAATTGTTAGAGGGGGGATCGATCTATGGATAATATACAAGCGGATAATATAGCCAATCAAAACGCTGTTATCGTGTCTATGTTTGATGATATTTCTGACGCCCTGACGCAATACGCCCGGCATAGTTTAGGTGCTGACGATCCGGCAAAAATAACGGACAATCAATTTTGTAGTGTATTGATATATCTAAACCATAGATATATAAGGGATATATATAATTATAATAATAAGCATAATACAGGAAAAGAATATAAAGACTATAAGACCATAAGCGATATATTAGATATATATATAAATCTGTGTCTTAGGTTTGATAAGTATATATCTATTAGGGGGTTCAGTTTGTTTTCTGGTATAGATGATATAACAATCAATAGTTGGAGTGATAAAAAATCAAGTCCCGGTTTGGTAAATGTATATAAAAAGCTAATAGGCTTTAGCGAAGAGAGTCTTGTGAATAACCTTGCTACAGGGCGCAAAAATCCCGTTGGCGCTATGGGTATACTAAACAATCGTTTTCAATGGGCAACAAGCAGCAGCCGACAAGAGCATGTTACGAAAATTGAGAATGTGGATGACATCCGGCTTGCGTTAGGGGTAAAAGATTGATGTTTTTTAAGATTTTTGGCGATGATCAAGGTGAAGATTTGAAAAGTAACGGATTTTCGGGCGTTCTGGCTGTTTACTCTCTTTGAAAAAGTGGAGTTTATCAAAGAGAGTAACAAACGATCAACAGTAAAGGCAAGTCCGGCAGCGATTCGCCCTAACAGATGCACGCGCCCGGCGTCAAGGGCGTACCCCCTAAACGCCGCCGCGAACGATCCGTCGAGTTAGTAGCCTCCCCAACCGCCAAGCAAATGATTTTGTACCACAAAACAGGAGAGATATATATGACAACAATCAATGAATTGATATATAAATATAATCTCCCAGAGATAAGTGCTAAACAATCATACTCTTATATGCTTAAACGTATAGGGTATATGAATGGTGTAAACAAAATCACAGATATAGACTATCTCGATGATTTACATAAACAGGTACAACTCACTTGTACTGAATGTGGGAATATCTCATATCAGGTAGTTCGCAAGGGTAAATGGAATAAGGTTCGCAAGACTTGTCCTTGCCAGAAGATGACAAGAGAAAGATGCAAGAAAGCCGAAATTGAAAAATCCCGAAAAGCAAAAAAGGCATCTTGGTTGAATATAGGGTTAAGGCATATAGGCAAGATATACGGAGATTATGAGATTGTCGGCATAGATGCGACAGCGCTACCGCCAAAGGCTACGGCAAAATGCACGATATGCGGTGAAGAAACAAGCGTATCAATCAAGACTTTGCAGAATGACTGGAAATCTTGTGTATGCCATAAACACTACAATCCGATCAAATTCGATGAATCCTATATCGGCAAGAAGAATAACCGATTGACGATTATCGGGATTGACGAATCAGAACGCAGAAACAGGAAATCCATCTGCAAATGTGATTGCGGCAACATTGTCGAAATCAAGCCAACATTCTGGGAAACAGGAGTAACAAAGAGTTGCGGTTGCCTTGCCGAAGAACGAAAGTTAGAGCATACGCCGGAACTTGATCGTCTACGCAGAATATACAACGGAATGATCCAACGATGCTACAACCCCAATAGTGTGGCATACAAACATTACGGCGATAGAGGAATCTATATCTGTGATGAATGGCTAAATGACAGAGAAAAGTTCATAGAATGGGCGTTATCTCACGGTTATAGCAACGATTTGAGTATAGATCGTATCAACAATGACGGGATATACGAACCCGGCAACTGTCGATGGGCTGATGCTGTGACACAAGCGAATAACCAGCGTAAAGGCGATAAGCGAAAGAAACCTGTTTATAAACCGACAATCGAGTTTCGTGGAAAGATGTATAAACTCGTTGAATTGTGTGAAATGTTTGACACATCCGAGCCAGCAATTAGGTACAGGATGAATAAAATGGGGATGACGCTTGAAGATGCGTTGACAACGCCGAAAAAGTGCGAAGGTAGACCGAGGAAGGTGGTATAATGGCTCGACCAACGGAAGAAAAGAAAGATGAAACTGTAAAATTCAGACTTCCGGCTGATTTGTACGCGAAAGCAAAAGAAAAGGCATCAAGAAATGGAATCAGCCTGTCGGAATATGTTAGGGAACTTATAAAACGAGATATAGTGAGGGGTAGTAACCAATGAAACACAAGAAGATCAAGATAAGCAAGCATAAACGTAGGCTTCGTATGTCGGAGTTATACAGAGCCAAATGCGAACAATGCGAACAACTCAATCGCAAATGTCGGGCTATGGAATCGACGATCAAGTTACTCCGCAAATGTTTGAGTGACGCGCAAGACCAGCGAAACGAAATGGAGATAGATTTACGCAGACTATACGAATCTCAAAAATCTCCGCGAAGTAAAAAAGGGGTGTGGTGATGAAGGTTAATCAAACGCCCTTGCCACCAGAGAGATGTGAAACGTGTAGATATTACGCAGACAACTTCTCTGGGGTATGTGTAAATGGCAATAGTGAATATCGTGCTGATTTTAGGCGATACGACGATGTATGTAACTTTTGGGATGATAGAAAGGAGTATGACGATGGTAGCACCGAGAACAGGATATGTCCATGACGGACAGGTATACGAAAAAGGTGACGAGGTATGGGATTTAGGCAATTGGCGGCATAATTCACCGAATGAGAGCAGATATGACTATACCGGGAGTGAGAGCGTGGCGAAGTTGCCGCCGTATGCGGTTGCTGGTGCAACGGCGTTTAACCCGGCAACGAATGAGGCATACTGTGCGTATGCTGATCCTACCGATCCGACAAAGACACGTTGGGAACAGGTATCGTAATACACTCATTGTTTTTCCTCACTATATGCCCTCCTGACGATGCGGAATCGTTTTAGCGGTCAAACGCCGGGAGGGATTGGCGAGATCGTCACATCTAACCTGTGGTATGGTTTGTGTTATTTAATATTTCAAGCGATCTTGCTCGGAGTAAACCGTAAATCCTATGAGCCATCCATAGACGAACAAGATGGCTAAATCGCGCGGTGTGTGGCTACTCGATATAAAATCGCGCCCACTCATATCAGGGTGTCTTGCAAGGAGATCAGTCACACGGAGTTGGTTACCTCCATCTTGGCAGAGATGCCAATCCTCCGAGCGTCGGTGTCAAAGCCACGTTCGGATTTTGCGAGAGTTGCTTTTATATCCCTTTATCGTGGGGGTGGTGGTCGATACCTCTCTGCCATCCCCACAATCCCTTTTGAGAGGCGATAATCGTGACGAATGATGAAATCTTTAATGCTCTATCGAATCCAGCGCCTACAAATGTCGCAGAAAGCGAACACGAAGATTTGCGAAGTGGTGGCAAGTCGGCATGGACAAAGGAACAACTTAACGGAAAACCGCCGGGTGGAAAAGGACACCCCGGATATTACAAAGGCAAAAAGTTCAACAAAGAGAAATTCATGGACGCGCTAAATGCGTATTTAAGCGGAACAGGCGTTACGCAAGCACAAGCGGCGAAGATGGCTGGTTTATCTTGTCCGACGTTTATGAAGTACGCGAATATGCTATATACCGATGGCAGACTTGACGGATCGCACTTTAAAGATGGCGAGGGCATCGTGTTGGCAGCCGGAAACGATTATTACAAGTCAAATGATTATATTCTTGACATGATTGCAAAAGAGGGATGAAATGGCACTCAATGAAAAAGAACAACAGTTATACGATAAGTTCTTGGAACTCGATATTATCAATCCAGACTATATCGACCATTTTGTAAATTTCTGTCATAACGTCTATAATCGTGATTATGAAAACCGAATCCCCATAAAAAAGTTATGCTCAAAAGTCAAAAATGAATGTATGAGCGTTATTATGACAAGAGGGTATGAAGATAACGAGGACTACATACGCCGGGCGCATGAATGTAACGACGCTATGTGGGCGATTATCAAGATGGAGGCACAACACCGCCAATTTGATAGTTACTGTATGTACCTCGAAAAGAAACGTGATCCAAAAGACAAGTTTTATCAGCCTCGGAGAAACGTGTTGCGAAAACACGGCATCATACAAGCGTTTCAGGCGTTGATAGATGATAATCTTGACTTGTTGACAATCTCACTTCCCCCCGGCACGGGAAAAGCACAACCGTTGTATTCAAAAGTCCTTACACCAAATGGATTTGTACGTATGGGCGAAGTCTGTGAGGGAATGGAAGTTATAGCCGGAAATGGCAATATTGCATATATAACAGGTGTATACCCACAAGGTAAAAAGCCGATATACGAAATTACGCTTAACAATGGTGCAAAATGTAGATGCTCGGACGAACATTTGTGGGTAACATTTAGCATCGTTGAATGGATAGATAAGTCTACATTTTTACGAACAAAGACATCTGTTAAGACGTTGAGGCAGATAATTGATGAAGAATACAACAAAAATACACCATTTTTGCCATTCCATCAAGACGATTATGATAATACATGGAGTAGGATTGAAAAAATAGAGTACATAGGCGAAGAAGAATGTCAATGTATTATGATTGACGATCCGTGCCACCTGTATATTACAGACGATTATATCATTACGCACAACACGAGCCTTGAAAAGTTCTTCCATTCAGCCGTTGCTGGCTGGTTTCCGAAAGATTATAGCCTGTTCTACTCACATTCCGGCGATATAACGCGAATGTACTACGATGGCGTATACGATATAGTCACAAACGATGAAGAATATAATTGGCATGAGATTTTCCCGGATTTGAAAGTTACACAGACGAACGCCAAACTTGAACAGTTTAACGTCGGCAAGTATAAGCCGTTTCCGAGTGTCCAATGTACGTCGATTGGCGCTAAAAACGCTGGTAAAGTCAGGGCAAGTCGATTTTTATTTGTGGATGACCTTATTGGTAACATTGAAGAAGCCTTAAACAAGACAATCCTTGAAAAGCGGTGGAGTGCATATACAACAGATGCAAGGCAACGTAAAACGACAAGCCTGACAGATGGCACATTTTGTAAAGAGTTAGTCCTTATGACGAGGTGGAGTACCCTTGATCCAATCGGTAGGCTTCAATCATCGTATGAGGGCAGCGACAGAGCGAGATTTATCGCCATTCCTGACATAGACGAAAAGACCGGCGAGAGCAATTTTGCCTACGATATTGGTGGATTTACCGCCGATAACTTCCACGATGTTGAGAAATTGATGGATGAAATATCTTATCGGTGTTTGTATAAGCAAGACCCGATAGAGCGAGAAGGATTGCTTTACCCGGAAGAATCTTTGCGAAGATATGCAGAATTACCGCCAGACGATCCAGAAACAGTTATTGGCGTATGCGACACAAAGACAACGGGTATTGACTATATGTTTTTGCCGATTTTCTACAAATACGGCGAAGATTACTACCTTGTTGATTGCATTTGTGACGATTCTTCGGACTTTGACATTCAATATTCGCGTTGTACGGATATAATTTTACGCAACAATGCAAAGATGGTAGAGTTTGAGAGCAACGCCGGAGGATCAAGAATTGCGTTTGAAGTACAAGACCGAGTGAAAAATCAAGGTGGGGTATGCTCGATAACCACACATCCAACTGAAACGCACAAGGAAACGAGAATTATCGTCAATTCCGAGTGGATAAAGCGACACATTCTGTTCCTTGACAGTTCGAAATACCCGGCAAAGAGCGATTATGGAACGATGATGAATTTCTTGCTGTCCTATTCGCAAATGGCAAAGAACAAACACGATGACGTTCCTGACGGATTGGCTAACTTCGTGGAATTTGTCGGTAGAACGCTTAATCATAGACAAACAAGGATCATATCAAGTCCGATTTGACGAAAGGAGAGGGATAATGAGAGCGATTGAGTATATCAACAAACTTGATAGAGAGGATTTTCGCATCGAAAGATGCAGATTGAAGATTGAGCGTCTTGAAACGCTTGCCGAGAATCGTTCTTCAAAGCCGTTTGACAATGATAGAGTGAAATCATCCGGCAGCAAGGATAGAATCGGTGATTTGGCTATCAAGATCATGGAGGAACAAGAGCGTTTAGAGAGATTGATTGCCGAAAACGAGGAACGTCGTGAGTTTATCGAGGAACAGATTGACAAAATACCAGACATAGCAAACTCAAAGATCATTTTTTATCACAATATCGAGAAAATGAACTATTCCGAGATCGCAGATATGCTTGAATTAAGTCCGAAAACGGTGAGAAATAACCACTCGGAAGCCTTAAAACAACTTGACAAGATACTTTCACAGACAAAAAGGTAATAAAAGGACAAAAAAGGACAAGTTAAGTTATTTACAAGTAACCACAACATATTGTATGATACAATGGAATAGATAACCAAACAGGGAAAGTGTGCGCTTTCTCTGTTTTTTTTATTTTGGAGTGTGTTGTATGCAAATAGGCAGAGCAGAGATATTCACAGATGAACGTGAGATCAACCAAAAGAATATCCTTAAAGTTTTACAAAATGCCTATGCAAAGCATACGGCAAACGCGCAACGTATAGACGAGTTGCTGAATTTTGAGGCTGGGTATCAGCCACTTGTTGATAAAAACGGAAATCCGAGAAAAAAAGAAGTTCGCCCGGAGATAGATATTGAATCTATTGATAATGTGGCACATGAGATCACAGAGTTTAATCTTGGTTTCAAGTGGGGAAATCCGATAACGATAGTTCAGCGTGGCGAAAAGGATAGCGGAACGGCAAGCGAGGTTGAGGCGATTTCGTTGCTTAACGAGTGCTATTCGGCAGAAAACATTAAGTCAAAAACGCAGAAACTTGGATATTTCGTTGAGATCGGCGGTGTAGGATATACATACGTTGATGTTAAGACGGATGGAAACTTTGAAAACGGAGATAGTTACTTCTCTGTTGATGTTCTTGATCCTCGTTGGACTTTTGTAGTTCGTTCAAGCCGACGGATTGATCATAAAATCCTTCTTGGCGTTACGTTTTCTCGCGGTAATGATGGCATCAATCACTTTACCTGTTTTACAGATAACTACCGCTTTGAGATACAAAATTACTTAAAAGACGATAGCGAAGATGAAGTATGGAACTATGCTACCGGGAAGAAGGGCAGCGTATTTGTCAATCCGCTTGGAATGATACCGATTGTCGAATGGGTACGCTCTCACGACAGAATGGGATGTTTTGAGCGGTTTATTCCCGAACTTAATACGTTAAACCTGATGATTTCTGACTTTTCAAACGATGTGGAGCAGAATACACAGGCGATATGGCATGGCAACGATGTTGATTTCCCGGTTGATGAAAACGGAAATCCAATTAAGCCAAAGGCAAACGAATGGGTGCTTACGGCATCGCTACAAGATGGTAGACAGCCGTTTATTAAGCCGTTGGTTATTGCGTATGATTATCCGGGGATGCTTAACAATATAGCGTCAAGACGAGCATGGATTCTTGAAAAGGCGAATGTGCCGAGTACAAGTGATAATACAAATGGCGCAACAGGCGTTGCTATGGATGATGCGATTGGTTGGACAAAAGCCGAAACCGCAGCCGTTAAGCAACAGGGCATTATGGAAGCGTCAAAGATGGACGAGATCAAGGTTGTCCTGAAAGCGATTAAGAAAAATCCAAAACTTGAATCGAATAACCCGATGAAAGATTTGAGATATATTGACGTTGAGCCAAATGTGAAGCGAATGAAAACGTATGAAATGGTTACGAAATCAAATGCGTTTGCCACATACGTTTCACATGGCGTTCATGGCTTACACGCTCTTACGGCGGTCAATGCGTTTAGTGATGTAAATCAGGTTTGGGAAGATTCCAAAGACTTGATTGAGAAATATCAGGCATCAATTTTTGACAAGTCGAGTGATTCCGTAGGAGGATTTGAGGAATCCGCACCGAACGCTGATAGGTTGTTTGGTGATGAAGGCGATCAAATTGGCAATTCACCAACGATTGATAAACAATAAGGAGTGGGAAAATGGGAATTAGCATACCAACCCTACCGATAGCGAACAAGTATACGGCAGACACCGCCGAGGCTATGGGTGCGGTAAAAGGTCTTAACGCACAAATCCAGAGTATTCAAGACAATGTGACAAGGGATGGCAAGACAGGAAGCCTTATCACTTATGCTTGGTATGATGACGAAGATGTACGCAAGACCAGAGAAGATTTTGTACCATACGGCAAAGACGGGCGAGATGGTGTTGATGGTGCGCCGGGCGCGCCGGGAACACCGGGGGCAAAAGGTGCGGATGGTGCAGATGGTGTTGGTATAGCGTATATCGCAAAGCCTGATCCTGACGTACCACAGATTGTCGTTCATTATACAGACGGAACACAATCATCACCGATTGACATTCCTACTGTTCAAGGAGAGCCGGGAACACCGGGTACAGATGGTTTTTCTCCGTCTATCGAGGTACATACAAGCACAAGCACAACATACACGCTTGATATTACGGATGCAAGTGGCACATTTACAACGCCTAACCTTAAAGGAAGCACCGATACAGTAACCAAAAAGGTTATCACATCGAGTGTTGAAGTCGGTGGTATCTCAAAAGATACGACATTCCCGGTTGGTACAGATTACGACGATTTATGGGATGCACTTCTTGATAAGACGATTTATCCGACATTTACCGCACCGAGCGTAAGTCTGTCCTATTCAGCAGATTCTTATGTTGCCGTAGGCGGTACGATTTCAGCAAAAACAGCAACGCTTACCTATAACGCTGGCGCTATCACGCTTGATGGTGCAAAACAGAATGATCGCGGTGGCGCTGCAACAGGATATGCACTTGCAACAACGGGTGCAGATACCGAGTATAGCGATTCAAGTGCAAGTTCAGGATCATTTAGTGTTCCGGCACTTACACGCAGCACAAAAGGAACGATCAAACTTACAGGTACAGTATCGTATGCCGAGGGCGCACAGCCGAAGGATTCAAAAGGCATAGATTACGATGCACCGCTTCCTTCTGGCAGCGTAACGGCAGAAAAGACGATTACATTCATTCAGCCGTTCTATTACGGAGTGTCGAACAGTTCTTCTGTTTCTGACTTTACAGGCTTAACATCGAATGTTACACCAAAAGGCAATAAGACATTCAGTTTTACGACTTCGAATCAGTATATGGTATTTGCTTATGATTCATCGTATGGCAATTTGAAGAATATCATTGATCCGAATGGATTTGAAACGATAAGTGGTTGGACAAAATCAACCTTAACAGTTGGTGGATTTAGTTACTTTGTATACGTTTCTAACTCACCGACAACAGATACAGGAGCATCGTTCACATTTAAGTTTTAAGTAAAGGAGAAATACAATGACAGTAAAAGATTTCCTGAAAGTGTTTCGTAATCCGCAAGTTGTCGTAGACATTGTGGACATGGGTGACGAGAGTATTGCGAAAGTCAATGCAAATGGTAAAGATATTCTTAAAGACGAGATTTCCGGCAGAGAGATTTATGATATTAAGATCATAAACGCTGGCAGCGTTAAGATCATTGTTACAGAGGTTGAGGATGTTGTTGATCCGGCTGATCCGGCTGATCCGACAGGTACGCCGTAATGGACGAGTTTGACGAGATCAATAAACTCGGAGAGCCATATAAGAAAAGGGCGATACCATACGATGAATACTTTGGCGAAATGGAGTTGACAGAGGAACAAAAAGAAGAACGTATCTCTTTCTCCGAGGAAACCGAAGATTTTATCAAGTTTATACTCGCTCTAATTCTCGCTATGACGGACTATAACGCCATAGATGAAGATTATCTCACAGAAACGCTTACAACGTCTTATTTGGGCGTTATAGGGGCGTATACGGGCATAGATGAATACCTTGAAACATACGCGGCAGAGTTTTCCAAAGATTTTATCGGAACGACGCTTGAAAACATCGAAGATGTTTGGTATTTGTCTGATGATAGAGCCATGTTTGATGCCGAAAACGAGGCGAACACAATTCTTAACTATAAAGAGTATGTGATGGCTATTGCAAGCGGTTACACGCAGAAAGAGTGGAGAACATTCAGAGATAGCCGTGTCAGGAAAACTCATAGAAAGTTGGATGGCAAGACGATAGGCATTAAGAGCCTTTTTGAAGTCGGCAAGACTTTTATGAGATTTCCAAAAGATACAAAGATGGCACAAACGCACCCGGAGGAACTGATTGGGTGCAGATGCACCATTCATTACATTCGGTAAATTAGAGCCTTATGGCTCTTTTTTATTACATAAATTGCCAGAGAAGGCACAAATCGCAACTTGCTCGTAGAGAAACGAGGATAAACAATTCGCAGAAAGGAACAGGTAAATACAAATGAGAGAAAAGGAGTTATTAACGTACAACTTGCAGATGTTCGCGGAGGATGAACAAAATCCAGAGGAAACGGAAAAGCCGGATGAATCCAAACAGGCTGAAAAGCCAAAAGAGAAGAAAGAGGAAAAGTCGGAATTTAGTTCTGCCGATATGCAGAAACTTATGAACGACTATGCCAAACTCAAACGTGCTTTTGATAAGACTTCCTCGGAATTGGCTGAAACCAAAAAATCTCTGAAAGAGAAAATGACAGAGCAAGAGATCGCAAGTCAGGAAAAAGCAGAAGCAGAGGCAAAGCGCGAGGAAGAATTTGAGTATTTTAAGCGCAAAGACAAGATTCACGAAACCGAAAAGGCATATCTGAAAC